TTCCCCTACCAATAATCCATCGCGAGCAAATTGTCGTCGGAAATCCTGCTCTGCGGCCGCGAGCTGTTTGAGTTTGGCGATCGCTTCATCATAACTCAACGTATTACCTAGGAAATTAATCGAAGCCCCTTTTGGCGCATTCTTCACAAGGGCGTACAACTGCTTATACTGCGCATACAGTTCGGCGTAACTGCCTTTTGCTGCATTGACTCCAGCCCGTTGTTTGCGGAGATCATCCAGCTCCTTTTGGCGCACCAGGTTAGCGGCCTTCTGCTCGTTCGTCAACTTCTGCGTTTCCACGCGCAGTTGCTGCTCCTCGAGTATGAGCTTCTCAATTTCTTCACTATACCGCTTTACCTCGACGGCTCCATCAGCAAGCGCTGACTTTCCGGAAATTGATAGCTTTGACTTCTTTATTTGTTCAAATAGCTTATTAACGTTGGCCAGTTGCTTGCTAAGATCTGCATAGCCCAACGTTTTCAGCTCATATATCTTGGTAACTTGTCCTTGTGACTTAGCCATGGGTTAGGTAATTACGGGGATGTCTGATATAAGGCACTTTAATTGCGCATATTTTATGTCAAATGTTCCGGTTACCGGTGAGGTATCCAGCACATTGCCGGCGCTGGGAAACGTATTATCGAAATCCAATTGCATTATCGGCGCCCATTTACGTAGAAAACAACCTGTAGTTTCATCCAATAATGGCTTGTATTCATTGATCTCAACGAGCTCCCACTTTTGCCCCCGGCACTCTATATGTTCACGGTGAAACCAATTGGTTATATCTATATTGCTGAGCTTGAAAAATGTTTTGTAATGCTGACCATTCCGGATGATGGCCAGCCGTTGCCAATAGAACCGTTTCAGAAGTCCTTTTGCCAGCACAGCTGCCGGAGCATTTCCGATACGCTCATCGGAGTAGGACAATACCGGATCGTTTTCACCACCTGGTTTGTAATTGACGGCAAACATAAATGGGTAGGAGTTTTGCACCTCGTTATCGAATATCCAGCCAACGTCAGTTACCATCCCTTTGTAGTAAGCCGATTTCGGTTCGAATGTATTTTGGGCTTCCTCCCTTGAGGTATTCGAAATATTCTCTGGAATGAGGCAAATGATTTGTGGAGATGCAGCTGGATCTGTGCCCAATCCCCGCCATTGGTCAACTTCGTAGTGCATAACGGGTGAAAAGAATCTGTTCTCAACATCCCGCTTTCCGGTTTTAAATCGATCCGGTAAAACATATTTACCGGCGCCCAGCGTGTTGGTATATCGATCTTGCACCACCTTCAATATCCCATCGTTTCCATCATCCTTGTACTTGTAGACTAATTCGCGCTCGCTATCGCTATACAGTTCGATCTCCGATATCTTGCTGATGTCCTGCTTCTCATTCCAATTCAAGTAATGTCCGTTGAAGTACCCGCCGGATTTTACGGACAGATCATTTGTCAATGAATACGGATGAGTGGGCTCTACCACAACAACTTTGCTTATCGGGTCTGTTTGAATGCTTAGGTTAAATTCATCGACAACGCCACGAAGAAAATCCAGGAACTTATACTTTTTGAATCCCGTATAATTCTCGAAGTTGATCAATCCACCTATCGGTATACGGAAATACTCAAGACCAAATTCTTCGATGCTGGCGTGAATGCGTGCGATACCGGTTCCCGAATCGAAACTGTGAATGAAAACCTTGCAGGAAACGACGTCTCCCGGATCAACCACCACTGTAAAATAATCATCAACTATCCCCGCGAAGTCGCGCCGCCCGATTGCCGGCGCATCAAGATCCATGATCAGCGTACCATTTCCGTTATCATTTCCGTTCGGAATTCTTACGCCGTTTTTAAACCACTGAACGCGGACCTCGAGATCACTATTGGCAGTTACCACCGCGCGCAGCGCGATGCTGAAGCGATATGTAGCCTCAAGGCTACCATACGGGAACGCCGGTAAGTAAGTCCACTTCATTTCCTTATTCGCCGCGTCGTAATGGTAAACACCGTTATTATCAAATGCGCCATTCGTACTATCATTGCTGACCAAAAGGTCCCAATAGCCTGTATAATCCTGGTTTAACATTGAGACCTCACGTACACTCTTGGCGAGAAAATCGAGATTATTAAGCCGGGTCCCTTCAGAAAAAAGGAAGTTGCCCCACGTCCATGGCATCACCTGACGACGGAAAAATGGCGTATCCAAAAACTGGGATGAAACGCGATAACCGAGAGACTTGAACGCCCAATATATAAGCCAGTATTTACTAATTGCCGGCTTCATATATTCCGGCTTCATATTCCGGTCCTTTTGCGGTTCCGTGCCGGGTGATGTAAAGTCATCCATCTGCCGGCCGTATCTCACCGGCGCAAATACAAACGGTAGGCTCTCATTAGTACCATCATAGGCCCAGCTGTCGATTATGTATTGCTTTGTAAAAGTAAAGTTGATGTGTTTGAGGAAATCGAAAAGGGTTGCTTCCTCCAGATCGATCATCCAGTCAGCATTGTTGCCATAGAAATCGTACTCGTAACCTATGGGCTTATCATTATGGGTTGCCTTCGTCAGGAAGGCTTTGCCAACCAGCACTTCAAATGAGTTGGACTCAATAAACCCCGGTTGATTTTTTCGGAACGCGCTATCCGGTGACAGATCTTCTACACCGGGGTTGTGAAATGTATTTGCAATTTGATCATTATTCACTGTAGCCGGTACGGCGATATTGAAAGCCTCTGAGGATTTCTTCCTTTGAAAGTTCTCAGGATCCTCCAGTCGATATGAAATGGAAACCGGCAGTTCTGAAATATTTTGTAAATCCAGATCCTGATTACTTACACTAACCCTTATATATTTTGTCAGCGGCATTAGTTGCGAATTGTGAACTTTTCGTGGCTTAATTTTATTTCGATGGTTACCTGGTAATTAAACCGGTCTGCTTCTGTCACCTTATCAAAAGTTTTATCCACAATAATCACAGGGACGTAACTATCGTCTTGTCCCTGTGATCCTTTCCATTCAATCCACGCTGCAGGGCTGTCGAGTAATTCGTCAAGCCACTCCTTATCGTTCTCCGTGTAATCCACGTTGCATAGCATGAAAGTATCATTGGATCTGACATTGGTTCGCCCTAATCCATGAGCCGGCCTATCGAGGGGATAATTCAGCGGTTTTTCATATGCCTCGGATTTTGTTTCATGTTCTTGTTTGAGCAGCTTAAAATTAATGGCGTCAATCGCACCGGCTGAATTGAGGAAGTGAATCCGATATTTATAATCGTCATCGTCACAGCCCGCAATGTGATTGATCACGGTTGTGGCCACCACTGCACCAACGCTATCTAGGACCTCTAAATAGTACCGGTCCACATTGTTAAAATCGATTCCCGGGAATAGGATTGCAAGATTCTTTGGGCCATTGGGTATAAAGTATGCTATTGCCATAATCATGGAATTACTTCAGCCGTGGTAAGATCGACTTGAACACTGGTGCACGTCATACCTGAACCGCAGGTTAGATCCACCGAAGTAGTTTTCTCCGTATCCGTCGGTTCAAAGATTACAAAGCCGGGTGTAATGCAAAAATTATCTGACGTTGCTGTGAATGAAAGTTTGATCCGCTCACCTGCAGCTGTTGCATCTGTCGTCGCACCAGCGGTCCTGTAAATAGTAACATCAACAACACAAGGTTCTCCTAATGCAATCGGTCCTGGAAAACCCGTATAGTTGACAATCATTTTGTGGCGATCACCGCTATCGGGTTCAACGTCGATCATGTCTGAGAATCCGAATTGTGTCACGCCACAATTCACAATTTCGAACTCAACCAGGATATTGTTCCCCACATTCGCTTCAGTTGGTGTACCGGTGATTTGGATTTGCGAGCCAACAACAGCAATTACCATCCATGACGGCTTGACAACTGAGGCAAGGCTAAACGGCGCTGTACCAGAAAGGTTAATATTAAAACTGTACTGTACATTGGCGGTAGCATCCGGCAATGATGGAAGTCCATCGGTAAAGCTTGCCGGCACACAACCAACCACCTCAGCTACATCAATCGTATCGGCAAACGCCAGTGAATCATTCGTACAGTTCAGGATATTGAAGGAAACATTTATATCCTCGCCCACGTCCCCGCTTCCCGGCGTTCCCGTAATATCGATTTGCGACCCTGTAATTACTATAGACATCCAGCCAGGCTTGATAACGCCACCAAGTGAGAAAGGTGCGGTACCGGTCAAATAAATTGTATAGCTATACGCATTGTCTTCCATTGCGTCTGGCAGCGACGGTGTGCCAATGAAGCCGGCTGGTGTACATACGGCGCCGGTAATTCCGATCCCGATTATATCTGGAGAGTATTGTGGCGTGCAGGCGCCAGAGGTTTTGAATCGAAAATCATAAAGTCCTAACGGAAGCGTTATCGATCTTGGGGATATAATTGTTCCGATTGAGGCGGTCCAGAGATTGGATGATCCGGAAAGCCGGTATTCTATAGTCAGTGCGGCCACGATTACGCTGATCGGATCGAAAGTGAATATGAACGTTTGCGTTCCATCACCATTGTCGACTTCGCCGTACTGGATGCCGGTAACAATGGGGCATGCATTAAGTGAGCAGTTGGTGACAGAATGATATGTATTCTGTCCTTTATTCATATAATGAAGAACAAGGCAACTTAATGAAGTCCCTCCGTGAAGAATCGGAAAATAATCGCTATCGGATACACCTATCTTATACATATCAGGCCGGTGCGACAATGGCCATGTAGATTCTGCCCAGTCTCTTTTCTTGTATGATGAAAGATGGGCAGAGAGGTCCTGGTTGTCGGTATGTTGGAGAACTGCGTTCACAACAAAGAACTCATTAGTCGATGTACCGGTACCGGGAATGGGATCAATGTCGGAGGTGCCCTGTACCGGCGCTATTCCTTCAGTCTGGATAAATCCATTAGCGTCTTCGCCGCTACTCCTCAGCTTACACAGCACTTTCACTGCTATTAAAGTCCCTTCGACAATGTTATAACCGCCATTTGCCGCAATGAACTTTCTGAGAAATTCCTGCGGTGCGTCCTGGATATCAAACTGCCATTCGGTGTTCGTAGGATTTAGCTTGGTGTATTGAGATTTCGAGATGGTTTTGTAGAACGTATCGTTGAAATAGATATCGCAATAGACCACTGGTGGCCGTGGTGTGGCATCAGTTTTCGTAGCAGCAACACGGATAATTATTGGCCTGTATGCGGCATGAATGCTGTTCGGTGCAGGCTGTGATATGAAAGATTCGATTGGCATTAATTGGGTCCTCCTATTGAGTCTATGTAAACTTCAATTGACTTTGCTTTCGTCAAGTCCAAACGTTGAATCCTTTTTTTGCCACATCTTAAACAGGTAGTAAAGCATTCCATTTTTACAGGCGAAATCATTGTGGCACGGAAACGTTTACACCCTTTGAAAAAGCAAATAATCCTACCGAAAACCCTTTTCATATAATTTCAGATTTTTCTTTTTGAAATTGCTCTTCCACTACGAAGTCAAACCCATTGACCATGTATTCATCGATGCGAGTTTCGGCGCCAATAAAAGCACTTTCAATAAAATTTGTACGACTACCCGTTTTAGAAAACCGTCGGCTCGCTTGGGTCGGCATACCTTCCTTTTTCCATTTCTGTACGGTCGCAAACGCGAGCCCTGTTGCGCTTGGTCCCGAAGAGCTGTATAGGGGATAGCCCTTCGACTCAAAATACCGGATGAGAAAAGGAACCTGCTTGAATGATGCGCTGGATGCGGGGAGGCCATCATTGACATAACGCGCATAATAGATTGCGAAACCCTCCATGATGTCCTGCTTTCCTTTCCTCCGTGATGTTGAACTGAGCGAATCTTCAAGTGCGCCACTGTTATGGTGTCCCTGGGCTATTATTTCCTTTTGGATCACGAGGTTGATGAATCGCTCGGCGCCGTCATATAGCTCCTGAATATTCATTACGCCGATTTCAAAAGGTTAGCGTCCTGCTCCATTTTAACGAGGATAGACTTCAACTGCCGGAAATTTTGCAGCACACGCGAATAGCATAGAGGGCAATCGGGTGAAAACGACGGCTCAATATAATTTTTCCAGATTACCGCCAGATAATGCATATTCATATTGCCGGCGATTGCAGTCGCACTATCGATCATGTTGAGCTCAAGTATCTCTTTCCTGTATTCAGCGGGGATCAACTGAGCGATCTTTTCAAGCGTATTATTCATGTCAATTCTATTTTGAAATGTTCGGCTACCTTACGCATAAGTCTTTTTGGCTTCATGGAAGGATGTTTTTTGCGTAGCATCACCGCGTAAGCCTGCATCTCCCGTAACTTTTCCGCCGGAATATGCTCCATGCCGGTGGATTTGGTGGTGGCTTGCGCAAAAGAACCGAAGGAAAGATCACAGGAACCTCCCAGTTTTTGATTGTAATGTTCGTCCCACATTTCTTGACAGTTTTAAAACTTATTGTTCGTGGTCCTTGCATGCATTCCGGGAATGAATCTTACCGCTTTGCCCCCGGTTTATCTACTCACAGCAGCTAACTTTAGGAGTTCACCTCTCCTGTGCGGGAGCCGCTGTGATAAGATGCAATGCCTTCATTCCTTCGGACCCAAAGGAAATCTTACGGCAAAGCCCCGCTATAACTGATGCTCCGGATGTGAATCCTCAACCGGAATCTCGATCGTCGCAATATCTGCCGCTACATAATCCTCCATGTCGCAACCAAGGAATACGGATCCATAGAACTCTAGTCTTACACCGCTTAAATTATCAGCACCTATGAACGAAACCGGTCTTATCGTTTTGTGCCGCTCCTGGTGCAGCCGAAAAGAGGTATTGATCAGCCTCTTTTCGCGCGACAGCTGATCCAGCACGCGAATAAAGTTCACCGCGCATCGCTTCATATCATGCCAATCCTCCGGCACCGTATGCGTCGATGTGCGCGTGCTCGGGTTGGGATTGGTAATTTGGTTGCTGCTGGAATTATAGGTTGTCTTCAGAAAGAACATCACGAACAGGTTATTTTCCCATTCAACTGACCGGGATGAATAGTGGCCAAAACTCATCGGAGGTTGTGCCACAACCAAAGGGTATTTTGGAAAAAGGCGTTGAGGAGCTATCTCATCCAGAATCACTTGGCCCAGTTCGTCGCTATTCAATTCGTTGCCCAGTTTAGGACAAAAGAAAAACCGCCCTTGTATCGCTTTTGATTTTGCAAGGATGTTTTTAAACAACTCACTCAAAAATGGGTAGCTTCTCATGCTTCTGCGACAGGTTTAAGGCCATTGTTTACACCGGCCGCGGCCATTTTCATTTGATAACTCTTTTCTACCTCGATCTGAACCTCCTCCCGCAGCTTCACAATGCGCTTCTGATATACCTCAATATTCGCAACTACCTCGTTGATCAATGATACGTAATCAGTGGCTCCAATGCAGAGCTCCTCGGGAGAAACGGCCTCCAATGAATTTGCCATGACGCCGAATTGAAAAAGCGTTAACGGTCCATTGGGATCGCAACCCACTACTTTCGCAAATTCCGCAAGGCCGATCTTGTGCCCGTATGGCCTACTTTTCATCAGAGCCCTGAAACCGAATTGCCGGAATTGAGTTGAAATTCTTTCAACCGGAAAGGTTTCTGAGTTTAGTTTTTTTTCGAACAGATCGCCAAGCATCTGATTTTTTTCCTGCACGATTTGAGCAATTTTCTGTTGTTCTTGAGTCATTGTACAATGTTGTTTTATGGAGGAGTAAATCTGGTTTCAACTTCCTTTTTTAATCGTTTGACAAAATCTATATCGTCCTGGGTCAACGGTGTACCAATGTCGGGGGGATCACCAGGATCAGGAAAATTATCCAGCTCCCCGCTTTCGAAGTTTTTAAATAAGTTGATGAGATATGTTTGCAAGTCTTCCATTCGCCTTAATTGGTTTTCGATCGAACTTTATTTTTGCGTACCTCGGCTTCGTAATCCAAGGCTTGCGATTCATTCAGTGACTTATCTTCTGACGCAAAAACTAAAACATCAAACAACCTCGCCTCTCTTGCACACTGGATACTATTTTTTCCGCTCCCAGGCACATCGAACACTTTGGTGGCCGCAATCGTCTTAAGGAAATTTACCCATCCGTATCGATCGTAGTGGCTCTTGACATGTTTTCCCCCACCCTTGACTCTGGATTTCCAGAATATTTCAAAGTGTTGATGCAGATATTCAGTGTGCCGCTCAAAAAAAAACCTATCTGCAAAACGATATCCATAGGCAGGCTCTTCATGAGCTCCAAACGCTCACTTCCTTCATACAGGAATTCTTCGTTGTACTCCTCACCCGGCCTGCGGAGGTAAATAGCACAGATCGGAAGCATATATTCCCACTTGCCTTTTCCCAGCTCGATCATATCCTTGATCAGCTGTTTCGCGTCTATGAACTCTCCAAACTTCATTGATGAGCCGTTCTTTATCTCGGGGGTAGCTAATACCCACTTTTCATTTCTCCAAACAAACTCGGTTTTCAACTCGAGGCTTTGCTCCTCCTCAAATAGAACTGCCAGGCTGGCGTGGTAAATAGATGCGACCTCGTCAATAAACTTCGACTCCTTTATCGCCTCAACCGTGGTACCAGCAAAAAAGGCAAACGTGCGGAACATTTTTTCAAAATGAAAGTGCATGCTCTCGAGCTCTTTCTCGACCCCGTCTTCCATCCCTATGATTGATGCCGCCATCTTATCGAGCTCATTGCCATATTGCTCCTGGTATGCGATTCGTTGTCCCAGCGTTATCTCTGATAGAGACGACGGAATAACAACTTCCTTTTCGTTGATCCAAACCCTCATAATATTATGGATTGGCTTTTGGGGTGGTAATTATCTTTTGGCCTTTCTCACCCATGGAAAGGATATCACCCGGCTTTGCCTTCAGCTTTTTCAATTCGGGATCGGCATTGATCATGTCCTCGGTAAGTGTAACCGGTAAAGCGTTCTTGGAAGCGTTCTTATCGATAAGGCTCTGCTTGCCCTTTTCTTCATTCACGATATCAATACCAAGAATGATATCTTCAATGAACTCCTGGTTGAGCTCACGTGAATCGTAATCCTTCACATTGGCACGCTTTGCCACGCCACGCAATACGAGGATGTCCTCCGGAAGAGTATAGGCCATAAGCACACTTTCAACACCCATCAATGGAAGATCGTTCCAAAGCTTTTGCACTTTAGCAAGAAAAACCTGCCTCGCCGATTCCTGGGGAGAAAGATCTGCCACTGTAACAGAATCGGCTTTCCTTATTTCATCCCCCATAAAATTGGTGATAGGCGGAAAAGGGTCCTTTGGCATCATTCCATTTATATCCGCTTTTGGAGTTTCCAAAACGGCCCCCATAAACTGAAGACGCATGTATATGCGTCGGAAATTAGCCGCAATTTCCAGCCGATTCACAGCGTGCACAGGCTCCGATAGAAGATTGTTAATCTCCCGTTCTGCGGATTGCGCGACAAGTAGCGCTTGGTTGATGACGTTTTCACCCATTGTATAAGATTTTATTTTCAAAGCTAGAAATTTATTTGCGACAAAAAGTAATTTTTCAATTACATTTGGCATATTATTTTTTTTAACCTAATCTTCATCACTATGCGCATGAAAGCAGTTTTCCTCGCGATGCTGACATTATCGATTGCCGTAGTGAGTGTTCCCGCCAGAAGGTAAAAGGAAAAGCCAGGATACGGAGAAAACTCCTGTGGTGAAAGCCACGAGTTTGAAAACCGATATCGTTTTGGCAAAGCAGGAAGTGTACATGTTGAATGATGCAGTGGTACCCGTAGTACCGACGTTTGCAGTTCAATATGATTCGCCTGTTCCGTTTACATCCAGCGGCGCCTCGCCGATCGCCGAGGCCAGAGCAAGAGCACCCACTATGGAAAGAACCGACATGATCCCCCGTTCGAGGGATAAACCGGTAAAATAACTAAGTTGAAGACATTGCCACAATTAAGGGAACCCAGCCAGCCGGCTGGGTTTTTTGTTGAAGAAATTTTTCATAGTACGGAAACCCGTAAGGAAATTTTATTTCAGCCTTATACTTTAGCTGCATGAAAAAGCGGATAGCTGATTTAACGACGGCCGACATGAAAGAACAATTTAGCATCGCCGGCAATCCTGATAAAATGATAATGATGATGCAGGAGATACTTAGTGTGATGGCAAAGGTGAATCCTAAGAATTCCGCGGAGCTGATCAACCTCGAGTTTTTGATGCAACGCATGTGGGCCGAATCAAAAACTTGGATCAAGCTTTATGAGCAACGCACCGGGCAAAAGATTAGTTAACTAAAAACTATAAATATGTGTAAATGTGTAAATGTTGATTTTGGAACTTATGCCAACGAGGTAGTCATAAAAAGAGAAGATCTTCCTGATCACATGAAAGCCTATTCGACTAAAACGTCTATAGGCATCGATGCCTGCATCCTGGACGAAGTAAAAGGTCTCTGGGCATTGGGGATCACAACCACATGGTCCTGCTGTGGCCATAATAAGGAATTAGGTGCAATCGGTGTTGAGGATTCGGACATTCCTAAAATGAAAGCGCTGGGGTATAAGGTGTGGCATAATAACTGTCGACCTAATGATGAGGATTCATTCATAGCGATGACATGCAGTGACGAATATTTCGGATCGCATCAAACTAAATTACAGCCGCCTCACGTGTGCAATTAGAGCCAAACATTGGGAGTTTTAAATTGTACCCTGGCATTTCTATGCCGGGGTTTTTCATTCCACCCAATCGAGTGGATTATCGACAACCTCACTACTATTGGGTCCTTTTTCCGTCGGTCCATCCTGATCACCGACAACTAACTTCCCTTTACGAGTTCGTCGCTGGAGCATCTGCGCTAGAACGTCTGCAACATCAAGGTGTGGAGTTTTTGGAAAGAAGAGAATACCCTGCTGCGGATCATTATACAAACGATCGGCCAGCGATTTGCGAATATAAACGATACCTGATTCCGCTGTGGGTGTAGCGGTACGTGCGCGAGCGACTTTATCCTTTCCGCCTTGCACCTGCACCTCGATGGCTATGACACCTTGCTTCTGTAACGTTTGCTTCGCCGATTTCCCAGAGGCTTTTGCTTCGATGTAGTGAGGACCTCGAATTGATTTCATCCATTTGATAAGCGCCGGGAATTCATACCATTTAAAATCGAAGTCGTCGATGTAAATGTTTCCTGCAAAAATGCCGGAGGTTATATATGCAGATGCGGCATTCTTTTCTTCGCTGGTGTATGCAAGATCCCAATCTGTGCTCACCTCAGTCATTGATTCGATTGAAGGGAATAGTTGATCATCGACTTCTTTAAACCACTTCTGCCAAACTTCCCCGCCATCGGGAACCGGCGTTTGTCCCATCTGCCCGGCGTATCCATCAGAACCAAGATCTATTCTTGCCTCGGCCAAGGCCGCACGTCCAAGCCGAACCGGATCCAGGAGGCCATCTGCTGAGTAGATTGCCCGTAATGATGCTGGTTTTACGTGTGTCGATAGCTCCGCCGGCAAACATATATGACGCATATTTTCCTTTTTCTTCTGCAAGACGTGGCCAGTACAATCGTTAACAGCAAGCCGCTGCATGATTATGATGGTGACAGTAACTAGTTTGTCGACCTTCCGCATTGATAGTGTTTTGTCCAACCAGTCATTTGCGGCCTTACACTCCAATTGGCTGGCCGCCTGCTTTGGATTCAAAGGATCATCGATGGTAATGACGTGCGCATGCACACCCGTCACGGTACCACCAACGGATGTGGCATAACGCTGGCCATTGGCCGTTGTCTCATAGTTTGTCTTCAGCCCCTTGTGGTCCTTGATCTGAACTTCTGGAAAGTAGAGTCGGTATTTATCGGATTGTATTATATCCCGCGACTTCGTACTATGCTCAGTGGCCAGGGAGTCGGAGTAGCTGCCAGTGATACAGCGAATCGAGGGATCACGCGTCCACCCCCAAGCCGGCGCCATAATCGTTCCAATAGTCGACTTTGAAGTTCCTGGTGGGATATTTATCGTCAGATCATATTCTTTTGGAAGACGGAACTTCTTTCTTTTTTTCTCGTCAGGCTCTGGATCGGCAGGATCCGGGCGAAGAAATACCCGTTCATAGACCTTCTGTATTTCGTCACACAAAACATCCATGTGCCTGCTCCACACCAATTCCTCGGCGATAATCTCGCTCCAGAATTCCTGCACGAAAAAAGAGAGCTTACGTCTGCATAATTCGGCGGCGGCCTTATCTACGTCGATATACAGTGGGGTATTGAACATCAACCTGCCCTCCTGCTTCGGACGAAGAACTCGAGAAACTCGGTAGGTAGTTTAGAATAGTCGATATGCGTGGAAGTGATCTTTGCTTCAGTAATAGTTTTGATTGGCCTCTCCGGATCACCAACAACCTTCAAAGTCTCGGGAGTCAATCCATCGAGTTTAGCCATGGAGTCGAGTACTCGATTCACCGCCGCAACGCCTGCAGCAGTTTTCTTTTCCTCGGGATTCATATCACGTAGCAGCTTCTTTTTGCGAGCAATATAGTATGCCTTCTTTCGTTCTGCAGTGAGCTTGTCCCTTTCTTCGAAAAAACGATTGGCCGCCCATAGATACCGGTATGCCTGCCGATCAGTGATATCCCACTTCTTGACACATTCGGTGATGATATCCGTAGTAACGTAATCTTGCAGGATCCACTCCTGTACAATGCGAATACGCTTCTGTAGCTCGATCTTACTGGTCTTTATCGCCAGCTTTTTGCCTTCGTCCAGTGCCATTGTTTCGGTTCTCGTTTTTAAAAGCGGGTGCCTCGCCCTGTTCATCAGGCACGAATTTCTCAATGGCCAGCAATGTGTCCTGAAGCTCTTGCAAAGCGGTAGTGACTTTGATATAATCGAACTGCAGGTGAGGGCTGTTCTTGCACATTTCCTGCAGGATCGGCGATTCAAATTCCTGCACCTTCTTTTGAAGGATTGCTATTCGGCCCCGGAGATATTCCTTTATTTTTTGCACCTCTGCCTTATTGTTTGTCATAGCGGTGGAGTTCGCCGCCTAATATAATTAACTACTATGAAAGTTCCACTCCTAAAGAACTTTCAGGTTGTCGATCGGCCGCTCATAGGTGGCAAACTTTCCCAAAGGCGCCTGCGACCTTCGGAGAATTATATTTGCCTTAACATCCATAATTGCCCTACCGTACAGGCGCAGGCCCATGGGCATCAGCTCCTCATCCCAAACCTGCTTTGCCGTTTTCGAATGGTCCAACCATATCCAGTCCTGATATGCGATATCACCATCATCAATGCGATCGTTTAACCAGTAAATCGTTCCACCGGTGATCACGTCCTTCATGCGCAACGCCCAATCAATGGCGGATTTACCACGATGGCGCGGCAATAAGGAAGGATGATATCCAAGCCAACCAATTCTCAATGTTTCGCGTAACGCTTTGCCGATAATATGAAATGAATGAGCCATAACACCGAGATCAAAACCCTTTACATGATCAGATGACAGCATGCCTGCCGGAACCATTTTATACCCTTTCGCCTCTGCATAGGGCGCCAGCGCAAGATCATCGAGCGGTGCGACTACAAGGCCGATGGTCAACCCGGCCGCTTCGCATAACTTCAATACCTCCAATCCAAACTTCTTTTGACCAACGAGAACGATTTTCATTTGAAAAATTATTAGGGTTTATTACCTATGTATTTGAAACCTTGTACCGCACGGAAGTGCCCCCCATATCCACTGGCCGTGATCCTTGTACCGCTTCCTGACTTCGCATGTGCCCGGGCAATAGAGCGGCTGCTTTTCCTTTTATCGCCACCGAACAGCTGTTGGCTTTTCAAAATCCATTTATTACTTTTCTGCAGGTATGATATCAATTGAGGATGGCTGGTATGAAACAGGGTTGGATATTTCTTCCCACGCCGGCCGTGACCATCCTTATGATACTCGCATACCCACTCCAGGAATTTTGTTCCGACACCTGCGCCCTGCCACTCGGGCATTACTACCAACCTGGTTGCCCGGTAGGCATTCGCAGTAAAGAAAGGTGCAACCGCAAGATGGCTCACCAATTCACCGTTAACAGACCCTACAAAATATTCTGCCGCTGGCGGCATCGGAAGATCTAAATAGTAATGCTGCTTAAAATACTTCCAGTAAGTGGCGTTGACCTTCCGAATTTCCAGCTCGAACTTTGGTCTGGTTCCGAGTTCGCTTTTTTTTTAAATGCCCCGGTACCGGTATCGAATACCCAGTCAGGGGACAGCCACTCGACTATATCATAATGGCAGCTCAACAGCACAACTTTCTTACCCTTGTTGCGGCGCCATCCTTTAGCGAATGCCATGGCGCCGATCTTTGCGATCTGTCGGTCTACTACTGAGGTAAACTCATCGATGATCACTTCATCATGTGGATCACATATAACTCGTGCGAGTCCTGCTCGAAACTGTTGGCCGTTGCTCAATGCATGGAAAGGACGAAGCCATGCCGGTACATCACCGAGACCAACATTGGCAAGGGATCCTGTCACCAGGTTGAAATCTGCGCCGGGTGAGATGGCTTCAATAAGTGGCTCATCGGGTGGCCAATCTGCGTACAGGTTGACTAGCTTTCCGCCGCCAAAAAGTTGTTCGCCGATGGATGACTTGCCGGTGCCACTGGGGCCAACAACAAGGCCGATTTGCCACTCCAGGTCGTCAATTGGTAGATCAATCGTCAGATTGAACGTATCACCATGTGAAGCGTTAAACAGGCTTTTTACGCGAGCAGAGCGATAACCGTTATAATCTGGGCACTTCTTTGCAACTTGAATGATCATGTTACAACAACTTTACAGTTAAAACCGAGCTCAGTGAGTTTATTGAATGTAACCTCCTGTTGCTTTTCATCATTGCAATAAACTATCACGCCGAATTGATTTCGTACGCCGATCCCTTCGTCTGCGAAGGGATCGTGCTCGATATCATCGAGCTTGGGAAGCTTCAAACCGGGGAGATCAACGCCACCCATCACCGCATCGATGTCGAGTTGGTAGTTGGCGATAAATTCTGCCAGGCCTGACTCAGTGATTTTTGCGTAGATGGAAGAATATATAAGGACCAGCTTTGCCGCTTCTGCCTTATTTGCGCAACGGATAAATGTAGCAGGCAAGCGATCGGGAACGGCATTTACCTCGGACAGCTCTTCCAGGATATCGATGCGGTGCTTGCCATCGAGACAATAAATCACTCCGTGTTCGGGATCCTCCCAAACGTAGAAGGGCTGCGCGAATTCATTACTGAGGATTGACTGCTTGAGCTTCGATCTGGCCGTAGCGGGCAGCTCTTTAAATTCATCATGCTGGAGAGGACTGAGCGATCTCCAATCGACCAACTTTGTTCTGATCACCCGGGACTGGATCGGCGACGGCTTTTCGGTTTGCGACATATCTACTGACGCGTTTTGACATGTAAAAGTAATTATTTTCCGACTTGAAGTAGTTTTTTAATTACAATGTGGGAATTTGTGGGAAAGAGAAGAACGGCCGATATCAATGAATATTCACGGCGAGGGGCACTCTAAACATATACTGATTTTTCCGCACACACCCAAAAATATATACGCACAGGTTCTCCCTGTGTATAATAACTATTCAACATTCTTAAAATTTGAGGGATAAAATTTTTTTTTTCAGGAAAGGGTTTGGACCTTTGGAATGGTTCACGAAGCGGATAAAAGAAACCCCGAAGCGGTCAACTTCAGGGTTTCAAGTTCTTTGAAGACGATAAGACTGTTAAGGGATACAATCACTGTGATTGCGCTACAAAGATATGCGCGCGGAACGTTACGCTCCAAATCCTTAGCGCTGATATTTTCCACAAACTCAATCACACAAGGAGAAACACTTAGTAATACTCCTGTTGCGTCCTTGACTCCAAATATTTGGCAACAAAAAAGGCCACCGGCGAAAGCCGATAGCCCTTTTTCGATTTGCAACTCAACTTATACCGAGTTGCAAGGCGGCGGTGTGACCGAGTTGGTTAGGTGGGTCCTCTTGGGTAACTATATACCTGTTAGACCATGGATGACAAGAAAGGGACTCTGCTGGTTATACTGGTGCTTTGAATCACCTCCAGATGACGTCCCACACTATTCTTATTCCAATAATAACAAGGGCTATTCCACCGAAAACGGAAAGGACCGTATCATTATCTCTCATTGTTAACGAGGCTCCGCCAATTATGGCGGCCAATCCCAAAATTAGATATATGCCGGTATAATCACGATCTTGGTTCATGGCCCCAAAATATTAGCTTTTAGTCTTACTGCCTTTCTTATTTTTTGGCTTTGGATTGCCTTTTACAGATGCGCCCATAATATTATGAAAAAGACCGGATGCTTCTTTTGGGGTTTTCTGTGCTGCTTTCTTTTTAGCTGCTTTTGCCATACCCAAATTTACTTATTTATAAGGCAACTCAAAGTCGAATAATTCCCGTGGCTGGATTTCGAGGGCTGCCAGCAATTTAATTAACGAGTCAATCTGCAAATTGATCTGACCCTTCTCTACTTT